TGCGTCACACCTTTGCTGCTGACTGTCGAAGAGAGCATTTCTGCCTTGCGAGATGCGATCTCGGCGCTGCCTTTTGTGCCTAGTCTGATCGTTGTCGATACGCTTTCTCAGACATTTGCCGGCGACGAAAACAGCGCGAGCGATATTAGTGACTATCTGCGTTTGATCAATACGCACCTGCGCGCCACATTTGCTGCGAGCGTGTTAGTGATACATCACACGGGTCACGCTGCGTCAGAGCGTCCACGCGGGTCGTCTGCGCTGACTGCTAACGTAGACTTTCTGCTTGGCATCTTTCGGCCAGATGCGGAGGGCATGTCGGCACAGATGGAAGTATTGAAACAGAAGGATGGCGACAAGCTGCTTGCGCAGCACTTTGATCTCACAAAGGTCGTGCTTGGGCGTGACGACGATGGCGATGAGGTCTCATCGCTTGTGGCGGGGTGGTACGACAGCATCAAGACGATGCAGGATGTGGTGCTGCGTTTGACGGTCTATGAGCAGATGGTGATCGACGCGATGGACGATGGCTTAGTCCTGCGCGAGGAAGAGCTGATGGCGTTGTTCACGGACGGCAACGCTAAGGCGCAGAAGCAAGCTTGGCGCCGCACGATGGACAAGCTTCAAGGCCGGCGGCTAATCAAGGCTGTCGGAATCAAAGAGTGGAGGAAGGTCTAAAATGAAACACACACTTAGCACATTTTTTTCGTTCGATGGTGAAAACGATGCAAAGGTAGAAATCCTGTACAATTTTACGGCTGGAACGCCAGAGCGCGGGCCGTCTTACGATAGCGGTGGACAGCCGGCTGAAGGCGAAGAGATCGAGGTTATTGGCGTCCTTGTTGAAAATCGCACTGCGACTGAGCATGAGTTTGATTGCGTTGCAGATAGCGAGAGGCTGTACAATGAAATGGTCGTCAACGCTTTGGACAAAAGGTAGTTGTGTCATGACAGATCAAAAAAAAGAGGCCTTGCTAACTGACCTTTATGATTTTGTTGTGATGTTGGCGCTATGCTTTGCGTTTCTGGTTTCTGCGATTGTTTTTTCAATCATCTCGGATTTTGTCACAATGCAATTGTACAAGCTTCACCTTTTACATAATGGATTTAGCGGTTGGGCAATCACCGCGGTTATGTTTTTCTTGTGTTGCCGCATAACTTTGAGCGCACTGGGTAGGATTATCGACAAAAGGTGGCGGTGGCGTTGATTTATTCACAAGACCATACTTGTGTCTGAGCAATAAGATCGTTGGGCGCTCCGCTGTTCACGGTAAACGAGCGGTCTTCAAAAAGTGTGCGGTTGGTGGGTTGTATCGTAAGTCGATGGTTGTCTAATTGGATAAAGCTGAATTCCTTTTGTTGCTCTGGTGTGCGCGTGTAGGCGTCATTAAGAAAAGCAGCCGTGAATAAGTATGTGCCGGCGTGTGATGTGCCTTTCTGTGTCATCGCCCTTACACTCAATTCGCGCAGGTAAGTGTATTCGTGCAATTCACATTCGTTTGAATAGCAGTCCCAAACTTGTGCCTCTGGGAGCGACCATTGCGGCGGTGACGGGCTAAAGGCGATCGCGTGTGGCGGTAGGCTGCGATAGATAGCACCGCACTCCAGCATGACGTTTAACCCCCACGCCCTGCCGTGCTGGCTGACTAAGCCAAACCACACGGCTGGCTCAAAGCCAGTCTCGGCGCGGCGGATGAAGGTTGAGTCAACCCAGACGTATTTGTGAATCGGGAGGGAGGTGATCATCTACTTCTCCTGCTTCTATTCATCCTGCGGTGCCATTTATGCGAACAAGTTTCATCCCGTAATTGTTAATGCTAGACGGCATCACAAGGCCATCACGGAGCCTTGGGTCGTTATCCTTAAATGCGGAATAGTCAACCTCATGGTGCCATCTATTAAACTTCCACGTTACACGCGCAACATCAGGATGTTGTGCCGCTAGGCTTTCAGCGAAGGCGCGTCGATTGTCTCCAGTATTGTAAATTGTGTCGGTGTTGCCGCCCTTCATTTTCATCGTTTTCGCTTTGTCGCCTAAAAACGCATTAAAAAGGATCGTTCCCCACTTGTCTTTAAGGGCGCGTAAAATGATATCGGTGTCCTCATTGTAGCGTCCACGCCAGCGGTAGGGGACGGCGCTGTTTATAAGAGTCATTGAATAGATGCGAGCATTGAAGCGGAACGGAGCCAACTTGGCAGATGATTTGCGCCGCGCACGAGCAAAACCAAGATGGTTCATTCCGCTGAAAGCAACATTGCTGTAGCGGTCAGTAAAATTCTCGACACAACGAAAGATGGTTCCGCTGTCTACAGGAACGGCTGTATTGCGGTTGAGGCGGTAGAACTGGCTAATGTTGTCGTCAATTAACCAGTACCTTTTATGCCCCTCTGCAAGCGCGTGATTCCATATCCAATTTCTTACCGGGACAGAACCTTGTTCAAGTTCACTGAGATTTTCGTCCAACCGCAATAGTTTTGACTCCTCAATTACGGCTGCATAATTTGCGTATTCATTTGGCTCAACAACAACGCGGAACGGCACACCCTTCGCAGTTAGGTTTTTTACAGTCAAGCGCGACATCCACCGACCCTTTGACGGAATGTAGATGGGGTACTCAGGATTCATCGACGTACCTGTAATTAGAAGGAGCTAGATGCTTTCCCCGTTTCGGAAACCAAAGCCAAGTTGTTTTTCTTGTAATTTTTTGCCCAATCAGGGCCGCAAACCTTTCAACATCTTCCTGCGAGTCAAAGCTAATTTTTATTGTCTGAAACGGCTCGATTGCATCCATTTTGAACTCAGGCATCCCTTGCCATGCGCTTTCCCAACTGCGCGGCGCATCTACAATATCAAAGATTGATGCTTGTGGTTCTTTGATCGTCACCTACTCCTCCTGCGGCGAGGCTGCGTTGATCATAGCTGTTATCGCGTGCGCCACTCGCAGTTCCATCTGTGTCGGTTCCATCTGTGTCGGTTCGCGGGTCATGTCTTGTCCTCCTGCTTCGCCTTGTCGCGTTCAGCCTTTTTCCTAGCTCTGCCGGCGCGGGCAATTTGCATGTTGCAATTGTTTTTGCCTAGATTGCGATAGTAGTCGCTGTCGCCGCGCACTTTTTTGCGGCCTTTGCGCAAGCCTCCGATTTTGCCAAGCTTCGACATATAATTTTTGATTTCGACGCGGTCTTGCGGCGTGAGGCTGGCTTCCCATTCGGCGCGGAGGCGGGCTTTTTCTGCGATGCTATTGCTCATTTTGAGCGCCTCCTGGGGGTGGCGGCAGACACATGCATTGCAATCAAACGCTGCTGCAAAGTTGGTGCGGGGTGAGTAAAAAAGCCGATGATGAGTGCGATGATGTTTTTCATTTTTATCCCATTGACGATTTAATTGTGCCGGCGGTCAGGCTGTAAACTGCAAAACACTGGCGCGGGCTTGTGGTGGACGGCTTGCTTTTGCCGTAGGTGCGCCCGCGGAGTGCGTTTTCCATTGTCGCGTTGATCTTGGGCCAGGGTGTGCGTTTGTGTTGTTTTGCTGCTTGGCTGCGCGCTGCAGCGTTCGCGATCGTGTTGGCTGATGCCGGTTTGTCGGGTTTGGCATAGTTGCGAAAACGAACGATTTTGTGGCGAGACAATAAAGTGCTGATGTATTTGCGAGACAGGCCGGTTTCTAAAGACATTTCCGAAATCGATGTCGTGCTGCCGTTTTTGATTAGGTATTCCAGATCCGCTTTAAGCATCGAGGCAGTGCCTTGTGTTGTCGCGGGCAAACAGTAGGGCGCCGGGACCGCATGCGCCGGCGGCAGAGCGCGCTGTTATTGTGAGGGTGTCTGCTGGCTGGGTTGGTGCGTGACACTCACCCTGACTGTCGTGCGGCCAGACAGCGTGGACGCAGTCGATGCACATCTGCGCGGATTTATTGTCGCTCATGGGGTTAGTCCTCCCGTGCAATCGTTAAAGCTATCAGTATTCCGCTGATCGTTCCCCCCGCGTATCCCAGGAACATCAACCAAGCCGTAGCCCACTCCCCAGCGGAGTAGGCGTGAAAGACGAGGGCCAGGGCGAGGAAGGCGAGGGCGATGGTGGTGGGGGTCATTGTTTAGGTCTCCGATTCGGTGTTGCAGAGGTCGCAGAGGGCGGTTGAGGTTACGGTGGCATTGCAGCCCAAACATAAAAGTGTGTGGCTGATCTCGACCCAGCGAGTGCCGCCGAAATTGTTGTTAACGGCATCTTGGACAGACTTGATTGTCTGTTGATCAATATCGTTGACGTTGAGATGAAACGCTTCTGCGTAGTCGTTGGGGCTGAACGTGTCGGTGTCGGGACTGGCGAACCAGGTCCAGCCGTCGTTGCAGCCAGTGGGGGCGGGGACCGAACGGTAGGAGAGGATGATCGGGTTCATGTGCGTAATTCCTTGTTTGCGTGGTTTGCTGGGGTCGCAAAGAGACACTAGCGCAATCGGGTTGCGTCTGTAAAGGGGGTTTGTGGGGTGGGGGTGTAGATTTATTCGCGGGGGGTTTTGGTGGGTGGTTGTTAGTCGAAATGAAGTTCAGATAGGTGCAGTTCTATTGGGTTTGTTGATGGTGCTTCAGCTTGCTTCAGCAGGTTGAGGCTGTGCTTTTGTGCAAGTTGTGCAATTAGAATGGGCCTAAGTATCTTTAGGTATGCGGTAGTTTCGACTAGCGAGCTTCAGCGGGTGCTGAAGCAAAAGGTTGAGGCGGTTGAGGCTGTGGAGGGTTTTGGGGGAATAGTGCGTTTTGATTGATATCAATGGCTTAGGGTGGTTTTGGCTTCAGATGGTTGAGGTGGTTGAGGCTAATAATGGGAATTTGCGGTATGGTTGAGGCTGTCTCCCCCCCCCCTAAAGGGGGGGAGCCTCAACCGCTGAGGCGTGAGAGGGTGAGGATATAGTGGGAGGGGCGCCGCTGGCGACGGGAGGCTGTTGCGCGTTTTGGGGCGCGGTATTAGAGTACCGTGCATGGACAAGACGCAAACGAACGGAAACGGGAAAGCCAGACGCCCCGAGGGGCTGAACAGGCTCGTTATCCCCGCGCCGCTTGGCAAACCGCCCGGTGCGCAAGCTTTGACTACGCGAGACATCAAGCGCGCTATACATGACGCGGCGGTTGATTGCCGTCCAGGTGGCTTTGCGGAGTACCTGGTGGAGCTATCTCGCAGCGACGTAGCATCAGACCGCGCAACGTTTGCCGGCTGCGTCCTGCGCCTCCTGCCGACAGCACAGCCCGCGAGCAACGGCACCGCGGTGACGATCAACCTTGGCTGGCTGTCAGGCCGTGCCGTTGCCGGCAGCTCTCACGTTACGATCGATCAGCCCGCAATCGAGTCTGACAATGCTGACGTGTAATCCGCGCCGGATGTGCCCAAAACACGCCCAAAACGGGGGGCATAATACCACCCGGCATTGCACAGCGTTGATATCGCTCAACAATCTTGTTCTCATAATGGACATTATGCGACATTGCAGTGCAGCATGACGATGGTGCAGTGCGGCATGCCCTGGCAAAAACACCCCCCCACCCCCCCAAAAACGGCAGGGGGGGCGCCGCCGGAACGCTGGTCCCCTCCCCCCCATGCCCACTCCCGTTTTTATTTTTTTCACAAAAAGGCTTACAACATGCGCCCCTTTATCCTCGCAGCGATCCTCGCCCCGCTCGCCGCACACGCGACCACAATTCAGGTTTGCGATGGTGAGTTCGCCCTGTGCGCCGCCAGCCCCACGACCGCAGTCCCCGGCCAGACTATCAACGTCAATGGCGTGACATTCGCCCTTGGCACTTCAGTCTGCCCCGTCCTAAAAGGCCCCGCCTTTGCCGACATGGACTTGATGAGCAACTCCTGCGCCAAACCAGCCCCCGGCAAGGTCTGGAGCCTTTTCCAGCCCCGCAAGCAATTCCCCCAGGCCCCGACCTGGGCGACACAGCCCTCCGCGTTCAGGAAGTTTACCACCACCGCAACGCCCACTGGCGGGATGAGCAATATGTTCAGCTTCCCCTGCACAGTTAGGCCAAACAAAATTAACGGCACAAAGCTGGCTGACTGTTACGGACCAATGAACGAAAGCCTCACTGGAATAGCCGTTGCGCCAGGAACAGAAGTTATGACGCAGTCACCAGAAGGCGCAGCCAACCCTGTCGGTGGCCCGACTCCGTAGAGCAAAAACAAAAGCATGGACATTAACGAGTACAAGCCTCGCTCCGTCTTTTTGCCCTTGCACACGCGCAAAAAGCGTTGGGCCGTAGTCATCGCCCACCGCCGCGCCGGCAAGACCGTTGCCATGTGCGCTGATCTTGTCATTGGCGCGATGGAATCAGATTTGCCCAAGCCGCAATTCGCCTACCTCGCCCCATTTCGCGAGCAAGCCAAAAAGGTGGCCTGGAACTACCTTAAAGAGCTAACCAAACCCATTCAGGCAAGACCGCCAAACGAGTCTGAGCTAAAGATCACCATAAAAAACGGATTCGGCAACGAGTCCACAATTTACGTTGGTGGCGCCGATCTCCCCGACAACTACCGCGGCATGTACTTTGATGGCGTAGTACTAGACGAAGTGGGCCACATACGCCCCAGCGCGTGGTACTCGGTCCTACGCCCTGCCTTGAGCGATCGCCGCGGCTGGGCAATCTTCGCCGGCACTCCCAGCGGCAAGAACTTCTTCTGGCAGATGCGCGAAGAGGCTCGACTGAACCCTGACACGCACCTGATGATGGAGCTACCCGCGTCAAAAACGGACATCTTGCACCCTGACGAATTGCGAGACGCCCGCGCACAGATGACGGAAGAGACTTATCTCACAGAGTACGAAATCAGTTTTGACGCCGCCATCCCCGGCGCCTATTTCGCAAAGCAGATTGGCATTGCCTACGACGAGAAGCGTGTCGCATCGTTTGCGCCAGACCCTGAGTTTAGCGTTGACCTTGTTGCCGACCTTGGCTTTACCGACAGTTGTAGTTGGTGGGGTTGGCAAACAACGCCAGACGGTTACCGCATTGTTGATTTTTACGAAAACGACAACCAGCCCATTAAGCACTACATCGACTGGGTAAAGTCACGCGCATACAAGGTGGGCACTGTCTGGCTTCCGCACGATGCCAAGGCAAAAAGCCTTCAGACCGGCAAATCAATTATCGAACAATTCCTACAGGCCGGCATCCACCCGCGAATAGTGACTGACCTTTCGCTGCAGGACGGCATCGAGTCTGCGCGCCTGATATTGCCCAAGTGTTATTTTGACGAGACCGTCACTTACGACGGCGTCGAACACCTTCGCGCCTACATGCGCGAATGGGACGAGCGCACTCAGACCTATCGCAGCCGGCCAAAGCACGACCAGCACAGCCACGCCTCTGACGCGTTTAGGTATTTAGCCATTGCCGCGCAGCCGATTGCAAAGCATAGCACCCCCGGCGTAAAAAAGGTACAATCGGCAATTAAAGGCGCAAATTACACGTTTGCGCTTGACGACATTTGGGATTGCCAAAACACACAGGGCGGGCGGCTAGGTTAATGGATGCACAAACGCGCATTGAGTCGGACACCGACTTTGCCAACACGCCAGTCGGCATGGCCCAGCGTTGGGACACCGAAATTACGGCATCAAAGAAAGAATTAAAGAGATGGCACGACGATGCCATCAAGATTACGCGCCGATACCTTGACCGCCGCGACGATTTTGGCCGCGACGAGTCCCGCGTAAATCTTTTTTGGTCAAGCATGAAGGTCTTGCTCAGTTTGCTCTACGCTCGCCCGCCCAAAGCTTCTGTTGCGCGATCTTTTTTAGATTCCGAGGACGACCAAGCCCGCGTTGCCGGCATCATAATGCAACGCATGCTCAACAGGTCTTTTGACGACAACATCTCCAATTGGGATGCATCGATTCGGCAGGGCATTGAGGATTGGCTGATTGTCGGCATGGGGCAGTGCTGGCTGCGTTACGAGGTAGAGACGCAGGAAGAACCCATGCCACCAACAATTGACCCCATGACGGGCGTCGAGGTTGATACCGGCGAGACGTTTGAGCGCATTACAAACGAAGACGCGCCGTTAGATTACATTTACTGGCAGGACTTCTTTTATTCGCCGGCGCGCACATGGGAAGAGGTGCGCTGGGTTGCGCGCTGCGTGTACATGACGCGAGACCAGCTTATTGCGCGCTTTGGCGAAGAGATTGGCAAGACTGTTGCGCTTACAACGCAAGCCGGCAGCAATGACATGCGCCTTAACAATGAATCTCCCAAGTACGACCCCTGGGCAAAGGCTGAAGTCTTTGAGATTTGGGACAAGATCAGCAAGATGGTTTACTGGATGGCAAAAGGCTCTGATGTCATCCTTGATTACAAAGAAGACCCGCTTAAACTTGATGGATTTTTCCCTTGCCCAAAGCCCCTCGCCGCCAATCTCACCAGCAGCAACTTCATCCCGCGGCCAGACTATATTTTTGCGCAAGATCAGTTTAGCGAACTGGACGAGATCAACACGCGCATTACTTGGCTGACCCGCGCCGCGAAGATCATTGGCGTGTACGACCGTAACGCTGACGGCATTCAGCGCATGTTCAGTCAGGCCGCGGAAAACCAACTAATCCCGGTAGACAATTGGGCAATGTTTTCCGAATCGGGCGGAATCAAGGGCAAGGTTGATTGGGTGCCGATCGATCAGGTCGTCAACGCGATCGATCACCTGAGACAATACCGCGCCGACAAGACACAGCAGATATATGAGGTGCTTGGCATCTCCGACATTATGCGCGGCTCATCCAAGGCGTCTGAGACCGCCACCGCGCAGCAGATCAAGGCGCAGTTCGGGTCCACGCGTGTACAGCTTAGTCAATTTTACATTGCCGAGTGGATCACTAGCTTGCTGCGCATTAAAGCCGAAATCATTTCCAAGCATTTCCAGCCAGAGACCATTGCTGCGCGTTCAAACATTATGCGCACGGCGGACGCGCAATACGCAGATCAGGCGATCCAGCTTATTAAAGACGAGCATCTTGCTGAGTATCGCGTAAACGTCGAGGCAGACAGCATGGCATCGATGGATTGGAGCGCGGAGCGCGACAGCGCAACGCAGTTCTTGTCTGGTCTTGGCGCCTTTGTAAGCCAAGTGGCGCCGCTAGCGCAGATGATGCCACAAGCCGTTCCGTATCTGCTCAAGCTCTTGCAGTGGAGCGTAAGTAAGTTCCGCGTTTCGGCTGACATCGAGGGCGTTCTTGATCAGGCGATTGCGCAGATGCAGCAAGCCGGCATGCAGCCTCCGCCGCCAAACCCAATGCAGATTGCAGAGGTTGAGAACAAGAAGGCTCAGGCCGCGGAGCGCCAAGCTAACGCGCAGGACACCAATGTCGATACGCAAGCTAAAGTATTCCAGATGAATGCAATGGCCCGCCAAAGCATGCAGCCCAATTCCGGTCTTCCCCCGATCACAGGACAATAGCCATGCAAGCCAAGATGCAGATCTACGCTGAAATCCTGCGCCAGATCGGGCGTATGCCCAACGACTACAAAGAACCCGACATGGAAGAGATGGACGAGGAAGACGACGCCGGCGAAGTCGGGGAACCCGCGGGACATCATTACGAAAGCCCAGAATACGAAGCCGCCGAAGAGAAGGGCGCCAAGATGGTGCTAGGCAAGAAGGCGGAAGCGGTTCGCACCAAGGGGGAGAAGAAGCAAAAAGATGATCGAGGTCTTTAATGGCTGATTCATACGACGCTGGTTTTATGGGCGAGGAGACGCCGGCAGAAAAGCTGGAGCAGACACGCGCCATCATCAATAGCTTGCGCCAATTTAAGGACATCCAAAGCAAAAAACTCGGTAGTGGCGATTGGTGGAAAAGTCAGGTTTCTCTGGACACGCCACAGGATCAAGACCTTGTAGACGCTGGCAATGACATTGCTATTGGGTTTACCCCAGGCCTTGGCACACTACAGTCAGCCCGCGACTTTGAACGCGCAAGGCGTGAAGGCTCACCGTTAGGCATGGGTCTGTCGGCGCTTGGTATGATCCCATTTTTTGGCGGAGCAACAAAAGGCGTAAAAGCTGCGCTTGGCACGTTAAAAAAAGCAGACAACACAAAACAAATAATTAAAACTTTGCGCGGGGCTGATCATCCAGACATGGTTTCTGTTGCGCGTCCCACGGTTCCAGGTCGCGGCAAGTACGGCGATCCAGACACCGATATGCTTTTGCAAGACACAGACCGCATGCGGATGTTGGAAGGTCCAGCGCTGTCTACTAG